TGTAAAATTTAAAGATTTACATTCAATTGACAGTACAACCGTTGTCAATTCATACGGAACGATCATAACGGAAACTCCGGCAAATCAATTTAACATAAAAGTAGATAGCTCCAAGTTTTCTACACCTTATGATTTGAGTTTATTGCAATTAGGCAGTTTCTACCTTAAATCAACCGGGCAATTAAGAATTAAACAAAAAAGGAAATCAGAATGGCTCGGATTAATTTTGAAGATAGCGTTTTCACGACACCGCAATGGAATAAATTGATTGTTTCGATTGCAAAGAAATATGCTCATTGTGACCTAGACGAATTTCAAGAATTAGCGAAAGGACGACTCCACACAATTTGGAGGCTTGCGCAAGACTATTGGATCGACAATAGGACTTTAATCCCTGAAAAAGTCTGGGCCCTTATCCCGTATCATCAAGACATGATTGACTGCGGATTCGCCGAAAAAAGAGAATCTGGCATCTATATATATGGCAGTGAAGAGCAATTCGAATGGCTGATTTCACGCAGAGAGTCAGGGCGAAAAGGCGGTCTGAAAAGACAAGCCAACCTAAGAAAACGTGACGATATCGAAGGTGAAAAAGAGTCGAATTTTGCGGTTGATGACGTTCCATGGCCAGATGAACAAGACGAAAAGATATCCACATTTCAAGATGACGCGATATATCAAGATCAAGAGTTATCCACATTTGATGAAACTGACAACGAATATCAGAGCCGAAATCATAGCAAAACTGTAGCAAACGATAGCAACGCTAAAGCAAACTCAAGCAACGCTAAAGCAAATTCAAGCAAAAGCAAGCCTCTTACTCCTACTCTTTCTCCTCCTCCTCTTGCTCGAAGCCCTTTTTTAAAAGGGAGAAAAAAAATAAATAAAAAAAAGAAAAACCAAAAACGCCGCCTAAACGAAAACGGTTTAGACGACATGGAACATTCAAAATCAACGCAAAGCAATACGAAGGAAGCTTCGGCGACAAGCGCCTCGCACTTTGACAATGCATGTTATAAATTTAAAGAGAAATTCGGAACGTACGGCGTGACGATAGGTGCCAAGGCGCAATCTCGATACTTTCAGCTTTTAGGCTCTGGCATAACTTCAGAGCAAGTTTTAACCATGATCGACAATTATGCGAATTACATAATTCCACAGATCACTCCAACTTATTCGCCGTTCAAAAGAAGTTTTGAAACCTTCATTGGCACAAAGGGAAAATGGCATTGTGTTGAGCATCTTGAGCCGATTCAACAAATGAGCCAGAGCGAAAAAACACTCAAAGAAATACGCGACCTTGAAGCCAAGTATAAAACAACCGAAAGCCAGCCGAAAGTGGAAGGTTGGCGTGCAGAGGAAATACAATTTGCTAAAACCAAAAAAACTAACGGTAGTTTGACCGCAGCAGGTGATTTACTCCCCAAGTTGTTTAGATGATTTCTGATATTTGCAGACAAAAATGCATTGATCAATTGCAGGGTTTTTTTGGCCAAGCGTTTTTCAATACGCAGCGATTGAAAATGATTTTTGAAATTATTCAACCTTTGGATGATTCTCAGTTTGAAAAAATTGTCCAAGAATTTTGCATGAAAGAGCAAAAGCCAGGAGTGAATGATTTTGCTTTCAAGGTAAACGAAATCAAAAGGCATTCAAAATTTGGCCAAAGGGAAGTTTTTCAAAATCATGAAAACTGCAAGCTATGCGGTGACATCGGCGTGGTGTTCGTCAAGACAATCAAGGAAGGTTCAAAAAGCTTGGCCATGCAATGCACCTGCGATTGTGCTCAATCGAAGTTAAACTTTTGGGAGCTCCCAAAATACACGGCTGATTTTTGCATGATTGATTTTCCTTACTCGATGAAAGAACTCAAAGACAAAATGACGATCAATGAAGTCGCTGCTATTTTTAAAAAGCACATGAAACACTCGAAGAAAGTTTGGGATGGAGAAGAATGAAACAATCGAAACTCAATTTTTTATTTCAACAAGGGGGAAGCAGCAAATGAGCACGATGATTTTTCAAGTCAAGATTCCTGGACGAGTGAGGATCAAGAAAAACGGCAGGAGGCATATCGGCAAAGGAAAGAACATTCCTTCGGCGCTTTTCATGGCCTGGGAGAGAAATTCATCGATAGACGTTTTGCGAGCAATGCCAGCGTTCAGGCAATATTTGCCAATAAAAGTTTATTGCAGAGCTGAGTTTGAATTTCATTTCAAGAATTTTCAAAACGAAGCTGACACGTCAAATTGCGTGGAAGGGCCTCAAGATTTATTGCAAAAGCTTCGAGTGCTCGAAAACGACAGGCTCATAATCGAATTCAATGCGAAGAAAGTGATCGGCTTGACCGAATGCACAATAATCCGATTATTCAAACTTGACGCAGAGACGCAAAAGAGTTTTGAGAAAAAACAAGGGAGGAGTTGATTGAGATTTTTCTTGGATACGTTAAAATTGACGAAAGAACGCGCCGCGATTGAATTTAAATGGATAGGTCTATGTATCCATGAGAGGTCTGAGTTTTGATTTAATCTAGCGCGTTTTAAACGATGAGGTGAGAATGAAGTCGCATTATCAATATATATGCTGAAAAAATTGGATCAAATCAGTTTTGAAGCGTCAAGAATTTAGACCGGAAACGAATGCGTTTTGAAAATTATCAAATTCACAGAGAAGAGAATTCGCAATCGAGACTTTGAATTGGTTTCTTTTGCAAAAGCATTTATGACTGATTTGAGAGGGGAAATAAAAGGCAGGTTGAAATGAAAGACAATAGCTCAAGCATTGTTTCGAAAAAAGAATTTTATAAAGGCGAAGAAGTTGAAGTCCAATCGAGATTGATAGACGGAGACATATTGCAAGAAAGATTTTTTTTCACAAATAGAAATGGGACGAGAATAGCAAAAAACATTTTGAAAATTGTAAATAAGGATCTTTGTTTTATGGCTAGTGCTGCAACGCTTGACTCGCTCAAAAATAATGTTGGTCTGCGCCCGCAATTTTTGACATGCATTTCGAATGGACCAATGAAAGAAATCATTGCCTATGACTTTGAAAGAAAATCTCGCAAAAATATTCAAGAAGAAAAAATTAATCGAATTCTTGATTGGGTTGAAACGGGAAATAATCCGGAATTTAATGCGAATTTTGTTTACAAAATGGACACATTATTGGGTCGCGGGGAACTAACAGGATCACAAGAAAATTCTTTGGACAATATTATTGAGAAATGGAGAATTCCTTAAATGGCGATGAACAGAAAGCAAAGACGATTTAGCGAGGCCGAGGGCAGACGAAAACAAAAACTTGAGTGGAATAGATTTGAGAATGTCACGCAAGATGCCGTGGCAAAACACTTGGCTTTAAACCCAAACTCGACTTTTAGGCCTGACTTTGTTTTCCAAAACAATCGATACATTGTGCAAGTGTTTGTCAATTTCACTCGAAATGGAAGAACATATGACAAGGTTATGGTCAGGAGATCCGACTCAAAACCAATCTACTCTTGGTCTGATTTGTTTCGAATCAAGAAAGAAGTATTAGGGCCAGAAGTGGAAGCAATTCAGTTCATGCCGAAAGTTTCAGAACTCATAGACGACGCCAATTTATATTGGTTTTGGGTTGACGTCACGGATCGAAAAGTTTAGTCAATATTAATTATTGGTTGTCTTTGATGTTTAGCGAGTTTATTTTGTCAGCATGATCAAAGCTGACAGTGATGTTCAAAAAACTTTGTATTCAAGCAAAGAAATTGCCGACTATTTGGGAATTTCAAAAGATACTTTGTATCGAATGATAAAACGAAAACAAATTCCATTTTATAAAGTTGGGAAATTGATCAAGTTTGACCGAAGTGAGATCAACGCTTGGGTTTCCAACAATGGGAAAATGAAGTGATCGAGTCTGACTCTGATCAAGATTTAGTGCATGACGCTTGGCTCGAGGTTATGTCAGATCCAGAAAAGTATTCTGATTTCCATATTCAGCTTGCGGAGGACCTAGAGTTTAAGTTCAAAATGGGCGAGCAAAAAACATTGAGCGAAAAACAAAGAAAACAAATTCTTAGCATTTTGGAGAATTAAATGGATGGCAAATTAGAAGACAAGGCAGAAATTCCCTATGTGATTGTCAGATCCCACACGGCAGGAGTTCATGCAGGATTTTTGAAAAAGCGAGTAGGCGACACAATTACTTTGAAAGATTCTATAAGATTATGGCAATGGTCGGGCGCAAGTTTATCGCAAGTTGCAACCACTGGGCCAGCGAACGGAATTAATAAGTTTGGGATGCCAGTTTTTAGAACCGATATTGTCAGCCCTCAAGGTTTTGAAATTTTATATTGCTCAGAAAAAGCGATGAAAGCAATTAAGGCAATAGAACCATGGACAGTATGAATTTAGGCTCTGGCTCTGGCTCTGGCTTTGGCTTTGGCGATGGCTATGGCGATGGCTCTGGCTTTGGCGATGGCTATGGCGATGGCTCTGGCTTTGGCGATGGCGATGGCTTTGGCTCTGGCGATGGCGATGGCTTTGGCTCTGGCTTTGGCTATGGCTTTGGCTCTGGCTTTGGCTATGGCGATGGCGATGGTTGATTCGCTGTAAAAAATCAAGGGACAAAAATCAATAAAAAAAGGGAAGATGAGCTTTGTTAAAAACTATAATGGTTATTCTATAGAATTCAAATTCAAAACAGGTGAGCAGAAAAACCTCACTGCAAAACAAAGAAATCAAATCAACTACATTTTGGAGAATTAGAATGGCATTGAACACTTTGAAAAATATCGAAAAAATTGGACAATTCGCAGTCATTGAAATGGACAAATTGAGAGAAAAAAATCCTGAAAAGTTCAATGAGTCGGGAGCGATGGATTACAAATGGTTTGAAAAAGATATCAGACCAAACAATTTCATTTATGTTCGTCATGATGTGAATTCGATTTCCTTTACCACGCGTGACGTAAAGCCCCTGGCTTTGGCCATGGGGAGTGAGTCAATTTGGTTAAACAGTAGAAAATTAGACAGAGAATCGAGAAACGTAGAAGGAACGGATCAAAAATAAATCAAACGAAGAAAATTAGGAAGTGTCGATTGTGAAAATCATAGGTGCATTGGTATGTCTTGCGTTGATGAATGTTTCAAGCAATGCGCAAACGTCGTATCGTTCAGGCATTGCACTGGCGAAATCATTAGAATCGACATATCGACACAAATATGAAGTTGTCGAAATTGGCGAAATATTCTTGAAACAAAAACAATTGTTTTCAAGTGTTGTGCCAAAATCTGAATGGTTCGTTTTAGAAAGACACTTGCTCAACTATTTGCGAATCCATGATGATCCGAAAATATGGGAAAGAGAAAAACTCACAGAGTTTGGTTATCCCGAACATTTGCCGACGATCAAGGCATTCCTTGCAAAAAGTCACGGCACTTCATTTCAATCATTGCCTGAGAACGACATAGCTCATCAAGTGAGAGCAGAATTGAACAAAACTGAAGGGAAATTCAAATCAGCTTGGATGCACACGCAAAACTTGAACCATTATCAATTTCGCATTCTGACGTTTTGGGAGCACTATCTCGATATTCTGGCCACGCGTTTATCAATCGAAAGGTCTCAAGAATTGGGATTCAAATATGAAATTTATAGTGGAACTGAATGGCTCATCAAAGTTCACTCGAAACACTATGATGATGAAATAAGAGAGAGAAAAGAAAAGTTGTTAGAATTCGAGAAAATATATTTTGATTTCGTCGCTGAAACTAGATGCCATCATCATTTGAAAAGTGTAAACTCAAAGCTTGATTGAGGAGCGAAAAATCCAATGCTGAAACATATTTTTGCGTGGACTATAGCTTTGCCTATTTTGGCCGTGTTTTTTGTTTTCTTCATGCCTTTGTTCGCGGCGGCCTATTGCTTTTGTTGGATCATGGATGCGCTAAACGTGCCCGCAACAATCTTGGATCGAAAATGAGCATGGAAATGGTGAAAAAAATAACGACTTTGCTTTGCGTGATTGCACTTGCTCTGATCCTGGGAATCATTTTGATTCCTTTGATGTTGATCACATTGATGTTGAATTTCTTCGTGGCAGAATTGGAAATTCCAAAAACGAACGGCTGGGCCGGATATCGATGACGAAACAAGAAAACGATAGAAAAATGGTTTTAGACGCCATCAATCTTTGTGATCAAATCGGTGTTGGACGAGATGATTTCTTCTTGTGGACCACAAATTTGGCCACACTTATTGTTCAAGAAATTGAAAAAATCCGTGATCAAGTGAAACGAGAAACATTGTCCGAAATTGATGTGGAATTCAATGATGACGGTGGGTTTGATATGTATCTTGAAATGTTCGTGCTCTGTGACAGTCCTCTCGATCATCCTGGGAGTTTTGTCTTGAGAAAATGGCAGATATTCAAATTTGAAAATCCTCGACCATGCGAAGAAATTTTGTTGAAATTCGAAGCTGAAACTCGATTCAAGGCAATCGAGTACGTCAATAATCATTTCAAAAATACAAAGGCATTTCTTCAGAGATCGGAAACGGATGACGAATGCGTCGTCGGCACCTGGATCTAGGTGTTAGGATTCAATTTTTCATCATAAGACTCAATTGCCTTTATGATGACCTTTCTCAAAACCTTTGAAAAACTCTTGCGCGTTTTGTATTGAATCAAATCATATCGGTCCTTGTCTTTGCGAGATACCCAGACAGTGATAGGAATTCGTGGCTCAGGAGCCTTTGGAATAATTAAATCAACCCCTGCTTCTTCAATTATTGCATGCATTTTTGTTTCAAGCATCCTTTGATTGTTTTTCGAAATAAAGGCTTTGGTCAAGGTTTTAAATAGTCTGCAATTGTTTAAATTGAATAAACATTTCGGGCGCGTACCCTCATTTAAATGGATATAAAATGCGAATTCAAAGAATTAGTCGATATTATAAAGCTTGTTCCGAATCCTAAGAACCCGAACAAGCACAGCGACAAGCAAATTGATCTGCTTCAAAGATTGATCAGGCACCAAGGTTGGCGTCATCCGATCATTGTAAGCAATCGATCAGGTTTTGTCTGTGCAGGTCATGGCCGTCTGCTAGCTGCAATCAAAATGGGCCAGAATCAAGTGCCAGTCGATTATCAAGACTTTGATAGCGAGGCCGAAGAGTATCAATTCATGGTGTCCGATAATACCATTCAAGAGATGGCAGAACTTGATCTCGCAATGCTAAACACGGACGTTTTAGATTTTGGTCCTGATTTTGATCTCGACATGCTAGGAATTCCAGATTTTAAATTGATTGAAACTGAGAAATTAGAGCCAGGATGTGATGAGGATTCTATCCCTGAGCATGTTGAGCCTAAAACAAAGCTAGGGGATATTTATAAACTTGGAAATCATAGGCTTATGTGTGGTGATTCAACTTCAATTGATGCATTAGATAAGCTTTTTAAAAATGACCACGCAGATTTATGCTTCACATCGCCACCATATGCGGATCAGCGAGAATATAATGGTGGGAAAGAATTAAGCACAGAATACTTATCAAAATTTATTTCTACATCAGTTGGGTATGTGTCTTATTATGCAGTAAATCTTGGATATTCCCGAAAGAATGGCGAAGTCAATCCATATTGGGATGATTATATAAAAGAAGCTAGATCTTGTGGTTTGAAATTTCTGTCTTGGAATATTTGGGATAAAGGGGAAGGGTGTTCAATTGGAAATCTGACAGCAATGTTTGCGATTCAGCATGAATGGATATTTATTTTCGGTGAAAAGTCTTTTGATTTGAATCTTACAATTAAGAACAAAAGTGCAAATAGTAAACAACATGGCTCTATACGACAAAAAGACGGATCAATAACAGCGTATAATGGACCAAAGAACAAAAAAATTCGTGATTTCTCTCAAATGGCAACCGTTGTTCATCAGACACCTCAGAAAGCTAGAAATCACGGAATTGATCACCCTGCGATGTTTCCAGTTGAATTTCCTGAGAGTCATATTCTCGCGATGACAGATTCTGGTGATTTTATATATGAGCCATTCGGTGGTTCTGGGACCACATTAATTGCCGCCGAAAAGACAAATAGAAAATGCTTAATAATGGAGCTCGATCAAAAATACTGCGACGTCATAGTGGCCAGGTGGGAAAAATACACCGGCAAGAAAGCGGAATTAACCAATGATTGAAGTAGATCTTGAATCCCATTAAAGGGAAGAAACAATGAGTATAATTCGAAAGACAAAAATAGAAAATGGTGATTGCAGTGAAAAAGCCAAAACCAATTAAACAAAAAAAAGAAATCAAAGACAAAACCAAAACCAAAGACGAGACCAAAGACGAGACCAAAACAAAGGACAAGGCCAAAGTAAATTTAGGCGGTAGGCCTCGCATCGATATTGATATCGTTCAACTAGGTGCATTTTGTCGCCTTGATCCTAGCACTGAGGACTGTGCTGCGTTTTTTAAGTGCTCGGTCGATACGATTGAAAAAGCCATCAAACGCGCCACTGGACTCGGTTTTACGGAATTTAAGTCTCAAAATTTAGTCTACACGCGCTATGAACTTATTCGAAGTGCTGTGCGAAAGGCTGAAACCGATACTAAGATGCATATTTTTGCGCTTCAAAACATGTGCAAATGGAGCCGGAATACGAAAGTCGAGTCTGACGTCAATCAAAACGTCACAGGCATAATTGACTTCACAGTGGCCAAAGAGGAACTCGAAAAGAGAATCGAAGAACTCAAAAAGAAAAAATGATTTCGCAAGGTCTCACTAGAGAGCAATCAAATAGTCTTTATCTCGACGTCCTCAATGAAAAAGACATTAAGATTCAAAGACTGTTATGTCAGAATGATTTATTTTTTCTCCTGTCAATTGCTTGCAATCGCTCGGACATGAATCGAGACTGGGTCTATGATCGATGTCGAGAAGTCGAGGCGGCACCGAATGGATATTTGGACCTCTGGGCGCGTGAACACTTTAAAACGAGCGTCATCACCTTCGGGCTTTCAATCAAAGATATTTTGAACGATCCTGAGGTCACGATTGGGATTTTCAGCCACACGAAATCGATTGCAAAGGCATTTTTGTCTCAAATAAAATTAGAGCTTCAAAATAATGTCTATTTGAAAGGCCTATTCAAAGACATTTTATTCGATAAGCCTGAAAGCGAATCCGATCGATGGTCTGTGGATCGCGGCATCATTGTCAAACGCGAATCAAATCCCAAAGAGGCGACAGTCGAGGCCTGGGGATTAGTCGATGGTCAACCCACGTCAAAGCATTTTAAAATTTTGGTCTATGACGATGTGGTGACGAAAGAATCAGTTTCAACTCCTGATCAAATTAAAAAAGTGACTGAAGCTTGGGAGTTGTCTCTCAACTTAGGCGTTGAGAATGGCATCAAGCGTTTCATTGGCACTCGATATCACTCGAAGGACACCTATCGAGAGATCATGAATCGAGGCACTGCAATCAAGCGCATTTATCCTGCAACGGACAATGGACGAATGGACGGCGAGCCTGTACTAATGTCGAAAAAAGGTCTAGCAGATAAAATGCGCGATCAAGGCAGCTTCACGTTTTCGTGTCAAATGCTTCAAAACCCTCTGGCGGATAATTTAATGGGATTTAAAAAAGAATGGCTTAGGTTTTACAAGAAATTGAAACAAACTGAAAATTTCAATAAATATATTTTGGTTGATCCTGCGAATGAGAAGAAAAGGTCTAGTGACTACACAGTAATGCTAGTCATAGGTCTATCATCTGACAATAACTATTATTTGCTAGACGGTATCAGAGATCGATTGAATCTAAGTGAAAAAACGAACAGGCTTTTCGACCTGCATCGGAAATGGAACCCCTTAAAAATTGGTTATGAGAAATATGGCATTCAATCCGACATTGAGCACATTCAATATGTGATGGAAGAAGAAAACTATCGCTTTGAAATTGAACCATTAGGTGGAAATGAAAGCAAGATTGATCGAATCAAAAAATTAACACCGATCTTCGAGGCAGGTCGGTTTTATTTGCCCGAACAGCTTTATTTTAAAGATTTCCAAAGCCAGCAGATAGATTTCGTCAAGACTTTCATCGATGACGAGTTTGAAGTTTTCCCCGTGTCTGTGCATGATGACATGCTTGACTGCATGGCAAGAATTGTGGACCAAAAACTCGGCGCTAAGTTTCCATTGGTTCAAAAGCCTAGTGAAGTTGTTCCATTTATGACAGGACCTTCGGGATGGATGGGATAAAGTTTCGTGTTAACTGTTTAATTTGCTTAAACAATTTATCAGTTCAAAATCCAATTTGTGGAATACAAAGAAGAAAAAAATAAATCAAAGTCCGATGATGTGAAGCTGAAGAAAACCACTGTTAAAGATGTGGAGTCAAAGGACAATGAGTCAGATGATGATATCATCGCAACGGCAAAAAAGAGATGGCTTTCTGCTATGGAAGCAGAATCGGAAATGCGAGCCGATGCCTATGATGATCTTGTCTTTCGATTGGGCGAACAATGGCCGGAAGAGGTCAGAAGAGAAAGAGAGTTAGACGGCAGACCTTGTTTAACAATCAATCGTATTCCACAATTTTTAAGGCAAGTCACAAATGATCAAAGGCAAAATAGACCTGCAATTAAAGTTTATCCAGTAGATGAGAAAGCAGACATTGAGACTGCCAAAATATATCAAGGCTTGATCAAGCATATAGAAGTCAACTCGAATGCTGACACCGCTTATGATTGGGCTTTTGAAGGTGCAGCTTGCAAAAGTTTCGGTTATTTCTATATAACGACCGATTGGGTTAGTGCCACGTCTTTTGATC